TGGGGTGCTATAGAAGCTACCCAAGCTGCTGCAGAAGGTAAAAGACTTGTTATCTATGGTTTAGGAACAGGAGGTTTAACTACAGCAGGAGCTGCTCTTTTTACTCAAGAAATATTTTATCATCCTGAAGCATATAATTGTATAGCTTTTCCAGATACTTATGAAGATAAAGGAAGAAATAGAAAAATATCGTATTTCTTACCTGCAACTAAAACAAGAAATATCTTTAAAGAAGGACCTAATAGAATTACTAATATACAGAAAGCTGCTGAAGTAATTGAAAAAGAACTGGATGATGCTAAGAATTCTGGCTCAAGAACTTCTTATTTAGCTAAAGTAATTAATAATCCTTTAAAACCTTCTGATATATTCTTACGTGCAGAAGGTGTATTCTTTCCTATTCACGATTTAAAGAAAGCATTAGCTGATCTTGAAAGAAATCAACTACTCTTAGATGCATCTTATAAAGTTGATTTAAGAATAGAAGATGGAAAAGTTGTAATGTATCCGTCTGATCTTGACCCTATATATGAATATCCTTTAACAAAATCTTCTGTTATGGATGCTTGTATAGAAATATTTGAGAAGCCTAAAACTAACGCTGATGGAGTTATTCCTAAAGAAAGATATTTACTCTCTCTTGACCCTATTGATGATGATGGTAATGAAAATACAGCAAGATCACTACAATCAGCTCTTGTTTTAGATACATGGACAGACAGAATAGTTGCAGAGTATACTGCAAGAACATATTTAGCAGAAACTTATTATGAGAATATAAGAAAACTTGCTTTATATTATAATGCTAGTATATTGTATGAAAACAACAAAAAAGGCTTATATGGTTATTTTAAAAATAAGAATGCATTATGGATGCTTGCAGAAACTCCTCAAATATTAAAAGATCAGGAATTTATAAAAGTTGTAGGTATAGGAAACAGAGCTTTAGGTGTTAACATGACTGATAAAATTAAACTGTGGGCTATACAACTGGCATTATCTTATTTGGAAAAACCATCCTATTCTAATCCTGAAAAAAAGAATTTAAATACTATTCGTTCAATAGCAATGTTAAAAGAACTTATAGCTTACAGTATAGATATTAATGCTGACAGAGTATCATCTCTTCTTATATTGATGATTTATAGAGAAGAATTAGGACAAAGAATTACAGAAAGAATTCAGGGTAAAGCTAAAACAATAGCAAGCGATGAGTTCTGGAATAGAGCTTATAAAAGTTTTAACTCTGGTAAAGTTTATAATAGAGATAAAAATATAGAATTAAAAGAGAAGATTTTAGAATAATTATATGTATATTTGTAAAAATATTTGATTATGAATCAACAAGACAATCCTTTATATTTTCCAAAACAAAAAATAGCAAACAATAGAAGAACCAAAGATTGGTATATTGATTGTGTTAAAGCTGCCGAAGATTTGGTAGCTTATGGAAAAGACTATGAAGAACATAGAAAAATGCAAGTCTGGGAAAATCTGGATAATGATATTGTAGACAGACAGGAGATAGAAAAAGTGTTTAATCCAATGGAACTATCAAATGCTGCATTTCCTGCATCTATTAAAAATTATCCTTTATCAGTACCTAAAATAGATCTTCTTCAAGGAGAAGAAATTAAAAGAAGATTTGAATGGAATGTTATAGGTAAGAATGAAGAATCTCATTCTTTACATACTAAAATGCTTAGAGATGAACTTCTTGAATTAATGGTTAATGAAATACAAGCAGAATCTTCTGATGAAGAGAAGTTTCAAAAAGATATTCAGGAAATTGTTAAATTTTATCAGTATGATTTTAAAGATTTAAATGAAATAGCTGCTACAAGAGTACTTCATTATTTATGGAGAGAACAAAATATTAAAGAAAAATTCTCTATTGGATTTAGAGATGCACTTGTTAAAGGAAGAGAAATATATAGAATAGATGTAATAGGTGGAGAACCGTCTGTTGAGAAAATTGATCCTACTAAGGTTTATTTTGTTAGAAAACCTAATTCTCACAGAATAGAAGAATCTGATATTATTGTAGAAATCAATTATGAACCCATAGGTAAGATAATAGATGAATTTTATGATTATCTAACTTCTTCTGAAGTAGGAGATTTAGAGACAGGTTATGAATCTTTGGGATCGAGAGAAAACTCCGGAGTTTTAAATCATGTTAATGGATTCCCTTTAATTTTAGTTGGTACTGAAATAGGCGGTAACGATCCTACTGATATATCATCTCATGTAGTAAGTTACGGACTTCCATATGACTCGGAAGGTAATGTTAGAGTTGTAAGAGTAAGATGGCTTGGAAGAAAGAAAATTGGAAGACTTACATTTTTTAATCCTGAAACAGGTGATGAAGAAGAAAGACTGGTATCTGAAAAATATCAGATAAACGAAGAATTAGGAGAAACTGTTAAATGGTTTTGGGTTAATGAAAGTATGGAAGGTACTTGTGTTGCTAATAAGTATTACGTTAAAATGCAACCCAGAGAAGTTCAAATGAGGCACATGGATAATCCTTCCAAATGTTTTAGTGGTTATGTAGGAACTGATTATGGTAAATCTTTAATGTCAAGAATGGAACCATATCAATATCTATATAATGTATATATGAGAAGATTGGAATTGGCAATTGCAAGATATAGTGGTCCTATACAAGAAATTGATTTTTCTAAAAAACCTGCTGAATGGCCTGTTGAACAATGGATGTATTATCAGGATGTTCTTGGAAAATATGTTGTAGATAGTTTTAACGAAGGTAATGAAGGTGCTGCAAGAGGTAAATTAGCTGGTAGTGTAAACAATACAAGTGGTAGAATAATGAACGCAGACCCCGGAAACTATATTAGAGAACTTATAGGAATGCTACAATATATAGAAAACCAGATGGGTGAAATTGCAGGTGTTAATAAACAAAGACAAGGACAGGTTGATAATAGAGAAACTGTTGGGGGTATAGAAAGAGCCGTTACACAATCTTCACATATTACTGAAAGATGGTTTTATATTCATGATGAAACTAAAAAAAGAGTATTAGCTGCTCTCTTAGATACTGCAAAACAAACATGGAAAGATGTAAAAACTAAAAAGATATCATATATAATGGATGATATGTCCAGAAAAATGATAGAGTTTAATGGTGATGATTTTGCAAGTTCAGAACAAGATTTATTTATAACTAATTCTACTGAAGACCAAGAAATAAGACAAGCTTTAAAAGAACTTTCTCGAGCTGCTGTACAGAATGGTGCATCTCTTACTTTACCAATTACAATACTTAGAAGTGACAGTATTACTGAAATGTCTAAGAAAATTGAAATTGAAGAAAGTGAAAGAATGCAAAGAGAAGAAGAAATGCAAAATAAACAACTTGAATCTAATGAAAGAACTGCTCAAGCTGAATTAGAAGATAAACAAGCAGAAAGAGAATTAAGATATTATGAAATTGATACTAAAGCTGCTACTGAAATTGAAAAAGAACTTATGAGACTTCAATCTAATTCTGAAAACACAGAAGAGAATAATGATGAGCTAGAAAGAAAAAAAATTGAGCTTAATGAAAGAAAACTTGAATTGGAAAAGAGAAAAGCTGATTCAGAAAGAACTATCAAAGATAGACAATTAAGTGAAACTCAAAGGCATAATAAAGCTACAGAACAAATCGCAAGAAGTAAACCAAAAACTTCTTCTAAATAATGTTTATTAAAATAGAAAATTCCTATTATAATATAAACAATATTTTAAAATTCTACTTATTAAATGATAATTTAATAATAAATTTTGTAAATAACACTTCTGCTATAATTTATAAACCATCAAAAGAAGTATTAGAAAAATTAACTAAAAATTTATTAATATGATAGATAATATCGTACAAAGTTTTTTAAAAAAGAGGTATGAATTAAATATGGGTGCTGGTAAGTTATCCAATAGTTACAAAACATCAAAAGAAACAATTTATAAAGCTAAAGTAAAAGCAAGAGAGATAATAAACAAAAAAACAGGTCTTCCTAAAATATTAATAATTGATATTGAAACAGCTCCTCTTAAAGGATATGTATGGAGATTATGGAAAGAAGATGTAGGATTTAACAGATTAATATCTGATTGGTTTATGCTAACATGGAGTGCTAAATGGCTCTTCGATGATAAAATGCATTCAATGAGACTTACTGGAAAAGAAGTATTTGCTGAAAATGATAAAAGAATAGTAACAGAATTATGGAAATTTTTAGATGAAGCAGATATAATAATTACGCACAACGGGGATCAATTTGATATTCCTAAAATGAATTCAAGATTCATAGTAAACGAACTATTACCACCTTCTCCTTATAAATCCATAGATACCAAGAAAATTGCATCAAAACAATTTGGATTTAGCAGTAACAAATTAGATGCACTTGCACTGCAATTTGGATTTAAACCTAAACTTGATACGACTTTTACACTATGGAAACTATGTATGGAAGGAGATGAACAATCACTTGCTTACATGGAAGAGTATAATCAAGTGATTGTTCATCTC